CTTTAAAACTTTTTGTTTTTCTTTAGAATCTTTTAATTCTTCTGTTATATCTAAAACAGTCACGTCATATAATTCTGGATTATATAAGTAGGGATAAGCTACTTGATGAGCGTCTAACTCACCTTGATCTTGGAATAAAGATTCTTGTTTTAATTGATCTATTTTGTTTATGTGGATTACTTTTATCATCTTGGTCCTTTACAAATTACGTTAAACGCCCCGTCTGCTGGTGATCCTGTGTTAAACGCTGTTATTGTAATCCTAATCGTCGTATCAACACTGGCAGTCGCAAAGATAGTACCGCCGCCGTTCCAAGTCGCTGTACAAACTGGGACTTGTGAAAACAATCCGGCTATCAAATTAATATAATAGTTACCTGTAGAATTTCGCGTGACTGATACAGTTCCACCAGAGTCTGACCAAATTACACAAGGTGATGACGTGCAAGACGTGAATCTTGTGCCAGCCCCGCCAAATAAAACTCTGTAAGTTCTCTCCATTTTATCAGCGTCAAAAAACTGCCAGTTAGATCCATCACTTATAAAAGACAACGATTCATTTCTTAAAACTGTAGTTGATGAAGTAACATACCCGATTAGTTGAGTAGGTACTGTGGTCGTGACACTTACTAAAACAGTGCTAGAAGTTGAGACATTTGTAACAAAAATAGTCTTTCCTATATTGCCGACTGCGGTGGGCATTGATACTACTAAGCCAGTGCCTGATACAGATATGTAGTCACCGACTACGGCAGCGTAAGATACTGTTTTTAATGAGTAAGTATATGCCGGAACTGCTGCACCAAAATTTTGATAAGTTGTGCCATTCTCTGAATATTGCAAAGTGCTAGTGCCGTAATTAGCACGTAATTTCATTCGAGCCGTGCCACTTGCAGCGTTAAACTCTAGTATTTTATTAAGAGTGTCGTTTAGTCCAATCCCTACAGTATTAGCTTTTAAATCTTGTCTGTTTGCTGCAAACGTATTAATTGAAAATAATAAAAGTAATAAAAAATATTTCACTACATTCCTCCTCTAGATTGAAATTTTAAATTTCCGCTGTAACCAGTTGATGTCATATTTGTGCTAGTTAATTGAACTTTAAAAATTGTTCCGCTTGAAACAACTGCTTGAAACTCAACACCTGCATCGTCACCATTTAAAAATGGCAAGCATTCAACTAAGTTAGTTGTAGAATTGTAGATAAATTTTAATGTGCCAGATTGTCTGAGCTCTGATCCTGTGAACTTTCTTAAAACTTCGACTTCGTAACTAATTGATGTAAATTTTGAAACATCAAAGAAAAATGAAGTGATATCTAAAAAGCTTGATTGGTTATTAGGAATAGTAAAATTGTAAATGCTTCCGAAAACTGATTCAGTGCTTGCAGCTTCGCCAACATTATCCTCAGACCACTGAAGAACATCACTTGAATTATATAGCTCAAATTTATAAAGTTCATCGGTCGCAAGCCACACATCACAAGAGCCTTTTGAATCTAAAATTATTGGATTCGTGTTAGCCGTTGATAATTCATAATTTTGATAAGTAGCTTTGGGCGTTGTAGTGCCAGCAATATAAGAATAAAGCTTGCCACCTACCAAAGGTTGACCGTTTTCATCTATGTAGTTCTTTCGAACATTTGGCATAATTAAAGGCATTACATTTCCCCATTTTCTTGAATTTGACGGATTAGGTTTTGCATAGCTTTAGAATTTGAAGGTAAATCAGAAGCTTTAAACAAAAGATCACGGCCTTTTTTTGATTGTTTTAATTTGTCGATAGTTTCTTGATCGATGCCTGATTCCATTAGTTTAGAAGATCCGACCGATGCCCACTTGTCTGGGCCTTTTTCAGTATTTGCATCAACAGCTCTTTGAACTGTATTTAAAACCATTGCATTGAATTGCGCTGGATTACTAGCTGACAATTGCTTGAATTTCGGATTAGAGAGAAGCTTCTTTGAAACAGCATCGAAACTGATCGCTGCGCTTGATGATAGTCTAGGCGCGAATATTCTGCGCCCAGCCGAACCAACAACAGCACCTGGGACACCTGCGGCAGCGCCGCCTGCTATGGCTCCGGTAACGTCTAAAAGACCAGCAAGAGGTGACTGATTTAGCGTTGCTGCTCTTTTTTCTGCAGCCTCTCGAACTGGCTCTAAAAGCTTATATGTTTCTTTACCCTCTTTGAATAAAGTTCCGAGCTGATTGTTTCCAGCTAGCGCCGCACTCTCGACTTCATTTTTAAAAGCGTCAGCAACGTAGGCCGAAGATTGTTGATCGATAAGATCAGGATTTTTATAGTTTGTTCTTCCTTGAAAGTTTCTTTTTGATTGCTCACCTAAAGACACCGGAGTGTTTGATTGCGCACGACCATAAAGGTTGTCGATCTCTTTTTGGATTTGCCCAATCAGCTTTTCGTTGCCCGAAGATTTGTTAAGATCAAAAACCTTTGTTTCCAGTTCTTTCACTACATTATCAACAGATGCTGTAACTCCTTGTTGATCTAATTTTTCAAGAGCATCACTAATGGCTTTACCAGCATCGTCCTGAGCATCACCGACTCGTTTTGCAATATTCTCAGCGTTGTCACCGAATTTGACTAAACCACGATCTAATAACTGACGACCAGCACCCTCTTCAAATTTAGAAGACTGAGCACCAGTTGCACCTGTCGCATTTTCTGCTAACGCCTCTGCTTTTGATTTTAATGAATTACCGATTTTATTTTTTATCGCTGGCATTTGTCTTTTAACAGACAAAGCGCCGTCAATACCACCGCCAAGCATTAAGCCGTATTTTGCCGACTCGCTAGCGTTGTCGAGCCTTTGATTAAATTGTAAAGGAGTAATTTGACCCTGCACGTTGCCGGGATTTTGAATAGCCCCTGCTGCGTATGAATCTGCTGTGATACCAGCAAGACGACCTAGGTAATTTGCACCCTGAGCCATCTTAGAAAATGGCAAAGCTGCTGCCGAAGCAAGACCGCCGATAGTTTTTCCAGTCGCTCGAGCTAAAACATTTGTACGATCAAAGTCATCATTTTGCTTTTGTAGCGCATCTCTAGTTTTTACATAGTTTAATGGATCAGTCATTGCCGCTGCGACATTTGCGCCGTAGCCGAAAGTAGATCCATCGTTAAAGCCGCTTGCAATAGCTGTTAACGTGTCGCTGTTTGGAATAAAATCACCTAGCTCGGCGTCTCTAGTTTTGCTCTCTTCAGCAGGCTCTGGCTTGATGCGATATTTTTCTAAATCAAATTTACCTGATTCAGTTGGCGTATCTTTAATTCTATATTTTTCTAAATCAAACTTTGCCATTATTCAGCTCGACTCGCGCCTGCCGCAATAGCTTCGCCGTATTCGCTTTCAGGCACTCCAAAATAGCCGCCCTTGCCGTCAGTCATTCTTATTGTTTTTGTAGTTTTCTTTCTACCCATCTTTTCGTCGATAATTTGTTGGTTTTTAGAAATAGCATCACCGATAAATTTTGCTGTGTTTTTGGCTTGTTCTTTAAAACCCTTAAGATCTCTACCAAACTGAGTAGGGTTAGAGTTTGTAAAATTGCCCATAGCATACTGAAGTTTAGCTCCTAATCTATTTGCTTCTTCAGAGCCAATAGCATCAGCACCCTCTGGCGAATTTAGAGTTTTTAATAACTGACTACCCATAGCAAGTTGTTGACTCTCTGAAAGGTTGTCCCATCCAGAAACTACAGAATCTATTTGATTTTTTATTGATAACTTGCCCGCATTTTTAGCTGCTAGATCATTAACAATCTTTTTTGAATCTATTGGTAAATTTTCGCCAGTAAAACCTTTAAATTTATTTTCAAATTCAACTAATTGTTTTTTAATATCTAAACCACGCTCATCGTTTTTAGCATCGTAACCAGCTTTTGCCCCAAGCAACGCTCTTTGATTTTTAAGATCAGCTTGTGATCTGACATCTTGTTCAATCGTTTTAGCTGGATCAAATAATGTTTTAATTTGAGCAGCCGACATTCCTTCAGGAACTTGAACACCGTATTTTTGAGCTGTGGTTTTGTAAAATTGAGATCTTGCAGAATTTGGATCTTGTTCTTCTAATGCAAGTTGATAGTCGTTAAACTTTCCCTGATTTTCAAAAGCTCTATATCCTAGGTTTTTATTAACAAGATTAGACATTGCCATTTTGCCATCAAAAACCATGTTGCCATTTGCATCTTTTGAGTAAGCTGAATTAATTGCTTCGTTCGCGTCTTGTTCTTTTTGTTCTTGCTTTTGTTTTTTTGCAAGGTCCGACATTTTTACTTTGTTATCTATACCTTGATTGTATGAATCTAAAACCTTACCGAAGTCGATACCTTTATTTTGAAAATATATACTTGAATCAATTGGCATCTAAACACCCTCGCCCTGAATTGCTAGTAAAAGACTAATTGCTTTTTGTAAGTCTATTTTTTTAGTTCCATGTTGATCTTCGAACACAATAAGCTTACCAAGTTTTGATTGCTCTAAATCTTGTGCGATGATGCCAGGAAATATTCCTTCGCCATCTTTTGAGGCGTCGATATATTCGTAAGTGACTGGCTTAATCACAGATTTAAACCCTGCGATGTCTTCTTTAGAAATTGGTGTGATGTTTTGTTTAACTCTCTTGTCTGAGGCTAATAAACCTGCCCCTTGCATTCCTCCTTGAATTAAATTACTCATTCTTTGCGTCTGAGCTAATTGATTAGATGCTGCTGCATTGCCAACACCAATTAAATTATTACCGACGCTGTTAGCATAATTTTGACCGTAACCTGATCTGTTAGAAGAGGCATTAAATCCCATGTTTGCAAGATTGCTTAAGTTTGTATAATTACGATTGTAAACATTGTTGTATTCATTTGAAGCTTGATTTTGGCCGTAGTTTGCAAGTGCTTTCATCGTGGCACCTGAATTAGACATTCCACGAGCTGCTGAAGCGTTGTTTATAGCCTTCATACCTTCATTCATACGGAATTGATAGCCTGGATCTTGTTGCCAGTTATTCATAAATGAACCGTCTGCTAATGAAGAGAGTGAAGTAGTTCCAGCCTTTGCATAAGGATCCATGTCAGCCATCGCTCTATCGTACATATTTTTTTGCAGTTCATTTGCTTGTGCTGCAGAAGCTCTTTGAGCATCTAAAGCTCTGTCACCAGAATAATTAGTTAAGCCAAAAGAATCAGTAATGTTTCCCAAAGAACTACTCAGTGGATTACCTAATGATTTACTTAAACTTTTAAGTCCCATTACAACCTCAATTTTTTTTAATTAATAAAATGATTTTTCGCTCACTTCTTTAATTTAAGGCTAGATAGTTACTTTAGAAAAACTTTAGAATATTAAAGTATTCAAATCTTAGCAGCAAGACTGCGAGCACGATAAGTTAGCTTTGATATGCTTTCGGTGCCTGTAATATTCGTCGATACATATTGAACAGAGCCATCAGCAGTTATAGAGAATGTCACCCCTGCGTTAACTGGCCATGCAGTTAGTGGCTTAGATAAAACCCAAGTGTTTGAAGTGGGTTTAAAAACACAATATAACACACCTGATTCTAAGAGCTCTTGTGCTCCACCACCCGTTGTAATCCTTTGGATTAAGTAATCAATAATCACACAGTTTAAATTATCTGAATTAAATTTAAGGCCATCAACGTCTTTAGCTATCGCTTGATTGTTTAAAATGTCAGAGTATGACTCTATACCTGTTGAATCTATAATCTGATGCAGCAATCTGAAAAATCTTGTCCACACAACTGATAAAAGCCCATCATCACCAATAACTAAATCCTTATAAGGCACATTAAAAGATATGCTTCGGCTAGAAATCATTAACTAACCTCGATCTCGGCTGACAATATATTAACTATGACTGGATCTGTTATCTTAATCTTAAACACTCGGTCACGAGCTTTGCCAAGCTTTCGCCATATAACTCTTTTTTTGTATTCGCCAATCTTACCAATCTCAACAGGTAGCTCACTTGACCAGCTAAAACCTCCATCGTTAGAATATGACAAAAGGGCCACAGGATTAGATCCGAACACACCGCCGTCAAGACCGACGCCTACTTCCATGTCTAATTGAAATGAAGAATAAAAAACATAATTTAATGAATTAGACAAATGAGGCGAAATTCTGATTCGCTGGATAGCACTATCATCATAATAATAATAGTTCTCATCTAGTAAATATAATTTATTAGATTCGTAATCACCTAAGATGTGGAATTTATAAAAGATGCTGTAAACGCAGTTATTAGCTCGATGTCTTTCTAAAGTCCCATCGGTTGCAGAGTGACATCTCTCATGCCACATTTTTGTCTGCAAATCGTATACAAATGAAGTCTCATCAAAATTAATTTGATAAAACGAGTGGCCGTCTTTTTGATAAGTAAACCCTTTTGCATTCTCATAGTTTGCAAATAATGAAATCTTTTGCTCAATTGCGTGAGTTGATATTCTTTGCGGAGTCGTGCCATTTGCAGCGTAAATAGTGCCAGCGCCTGAATCATCTTGTCCTAGCCAGAATATAACACCGTCTATTTTTGCAGGACTATAAGCCGCTGCGCACCCTGTTTCGATGACTCCACCTTGAAGTCTTTCGAAAGGAAAATCACCGTTTCCAGAATTGTAATAAATCTCTGTCGTTCTTTCATTAAAGATCCAAAGCTCACGATTATTCACAATCATTGAAACGATTTTATCAGGACTTGCCTCACTTGATGCAAAACTTAACGGATCAACTGTTAAACTTGCCCAGTCACTCACATAAAATTTATTCTCTAAAGGATTTATATAAATTAAAAAATTATCTAAATATTCTACATGCGTGGCATTTTCTACGGGCGGATAACCAAGACTTGTAAACGTGCTAAACGTCCCAGCTAAGGCCGTGGTATTTTGATAAGCATAATTTTCTGAAGTTCCATCTACAAAAACCGTCGTTAAATTTGCACCATTTGCAATAGTAGCCACTTTGACCGGATCTCTTGCTAGTTGATCGTTTAGTGTGCCAATTTCAGTAGATGAGTAAGTCTCACCATTTTTATTTATTCGATAAACTTTTAAACCGCTTACGACTAAAATAGTTCCAACTGGATCTATATGAACTAGACGAATAGGGCCGTCACCAACTTCTAAAATCTTTTTAAGACCGGGAGCAGATCGATAGTAGTATTGTTGGCCTTCTTTCCCAGTACCTGATTCAATCATTTCAGGGTAAAGATTTACGCATCTTTGAGCGTCTGCGCTTTTTGATTTTAAATTATATGTCGGTCCTATAAATCCTTGAAGCTTCATTTTAAAAGCCTTTATAGATATTAAAAGGTCTACTTGATGACATTAAATTCACAGCATCAGACACCATAAATTGTGGAGAATTATTAATTCGACTTATTATAGTCTTAGATTCTAAAGCTTGAGAGATCACGGTGTTTGACGGCTCTTTGCCATATTCCGGCGCTAATTCTACAGCTAAATTATATCTTAAAGCTTTCGTATAACCTGGAGGCATTTGAATAGTGTCATTTATAGAAGAGAAAGAGCCTAATTTTTTTTGTGAATATAAAATCAAGTCTTTAGCCTCATTTGGTACTGGCCAAAGAATAATCTCAGAGCTTGGAGCATTTCTATTAAAATACAAAATGCTAGGGTATGCCGATTGTATGTCTTTATTAACTATTTCTGAATATTCTTTTGATTCAACAGTTCGTAAGTACATTTCTGATCCATTAGTTAAAACAGAAGCATTTTCAATAATTAGAGGGATTTCAGTCACGAAGTCGTTTGATACGTCTAAGCCGATTAAATACTTAGACTGACCTGGTACTAATGGAAATGACTGTTTAACAGTGTTAAAAACTGTAAAGCCTTCCGTTGACCATGATTCAATCATGTCATTGAGTGCAAATAAGCTTTCGCTCATTTCTGATGCGCTAGCTGCTTCACCTTGTGAGCTTGCGCCGATTAATCTTAAAGATCCGGTTATTAAGTCTCTAACTGTCATGATCTTGCTCTAAATCTTGAGTCTTTGTTTCTAATTTAGAAACTGGTTTTTCTGACCAGCCTTTGCCTAAGCTTTTAAGCTCATCATCTGAGTGCACCACCACAGCGTCTTTAGTTTTATGATAAACCCATTTAGGGAATTCAATTTTTTCCATTTTATTTCCTTTAAAAAGCGCGAGTGTGATAAACACACCCACGCCCAACAACTCGGGAGGAGCTATTAATTAACCTTGTACACGGCAAGCTAGTTCTGGATATAGAGCTACATATCCAAATAAAATATCTAAACGACAAGGGAACTTGTCAGTGTTGATGTCGTATTGGCGAATCATACGAATAGATAAACCTAATTTTTTATCTGAAACGCGAGACGCTTTATCAACTCCACCTGGTAATGGAAGATCTGCACATCCTAGTGCAAAAGCATTTTTGTGATATGCTAAAGCTGTAGGTGATAAAGTTCCAGCCGCACCTAAAACTGTGATCGGTGCGTTATCCGCAGGTGAACCAGTTACTGTTTGGAATGCGCCTGAAGTTACGATTGATGGATAAATTGGAATAGTCGCTTGACCAGATCCATTTGAAGAAACGTCAGCAGTTACAACGAATTGTTGTAGTTGTCCTGTAGACATTCTAGATTGAGGATTAACTTGAAAAACACCAGCAATCGTGAAGATGTCACCTTTAACTAAACGAGCCGCAGCAGCAGCAGTCCAGCCATCACTTACTAATGAAGCACCTACTTGTGAAGCACCGTTGACTAACGGAGTACCGCCTAAAGGTCCTACTTGATGAATAGGTACGTTTTGATCCATTGACCATTTAAAGCCAGCAGCCATTCCCATGTTGCCAGTTTCGTATTGATCAGCAATCTTTTCAGAAGATTGAAAAATACCTTTCAATGAATCAACGATCTCAACTTGTTGTAGTGGATTGATGACTAATGCGCGATCTTTATCACGTGGTGTTGCATTGTCATCCATTTTCGCTCCAGCTAATAAATAAGTTTTTAAAGCTGAAGGAATAGTTCCTGGTGTTCCTACTGCTGAGAAAACATTTTTATAAAGAGCTAAGCCCATTGAATCTATTTTATTCGCTACGACTGCACCTGCTGGAGCTAAGATACGTTTTGAAAAGTCATCGATTGATAAAGCCATTTCTTTTGAAGTAAAAGAAACGTCAACACCGAATTGAGTATCTAGTACCAACGGCACAGAAGTCTCAGTGTGATCTTCAACTGATAACGCTGCACCTGTACGGCCAACATAACGAGCTGGTTTTCTGATGTTTAAAGTGTCTCCAATTTTAGCACCTTCAATTCCAAATTTGTCATCGTATTCACGATTTACACCTTTTGCGAAAGTTAAGTTATTTTCGATTACCATTAATTGTTCGCGTGTAATTTGCGATATTGTTAAATTAGTATTAGCCATTTAATTATCCTTTTTTTGAGCGCCAAGCTTTGTACTCATCAAAACTCATCTCATCAGGGTTTTTTGAAAACTTACCCGATGTTTTAGAATTAATTGGAGTAATAGGCGGTGGAGCTTTTGTTGTAGTTTGTTTATTTTGTTTTTTTGATGAAAGACGCTGTTCGATTCGATCTTCAATCTTTCCGATTTCTTTTAAAGCAGCAAACTGGTCAAGCGAGTTAATTCGCTCAAGCTTTTCTCTGTCTTTTGAAAGTTCGTACATTAATTGCGGACCAAGATCAGACGTTAAAATGGCTCTTTGAATTAAAGGTGAAAGATCTATGTCATCAACTTCTGAAACAACATCATCAAAGTCGGAAGCTTCTTTTTTGAAGTCATTTACCTTTGATTGAAATGTTACAAGCTGCTTTTCATTTTCACGCTTTGATTCAAGCTCTTTTGACTTACGTTCATATTGCTCTTCTTTTAAAGCAATTTTGTAATCAGTTAGAGCTTCGACATACTCCTCATGAGTATCGAAATCCTGAGCTCTAGGCTTTGCATTAGATTTAGTTTCCTCTTTTGCTGAAACCTCTTCTTTTTTAGGAATGCCACTTTCATATTGACGTTTTAATCGTTCAATCTCTTGATCTTTTTCAGAGAGTTTACGTTGAAACCTTTCAATACGTTTTTTAAAACCATTCTTTTTCTTTGGTTTTTTATCGTCTTCTATTTCTTCTTCTTCAGATTCATCCTTTGATTCCTCAGATTCAGATTCGCTTTCATCTTCTTTTTCAGACGTTTCCGATTCGTCTTGATTGCTTTCGTCCTCATCCTTTGACGACGCGGATTTAGTTTCCTCAACTACTTTTTTCCCTAAAACTGAATCAATTTCAGCTTGAGAGTCGGTCGTTGATTCTACTTTAATATTGTCCATTCATTTCTCCTTGAATGTTAGGTTGACCAGATGGTTGAGGCTCACCTGTAAAGCTTTGGTTTAATTGCTCATAATCTGCTGGCATCGCAGCCCCTTGAGGGCCAGACATCTCTTGCATTTCATGATTTAAATTTTGATTAATTGGTTGATCGAAATCTAAAAGCTGTAGTCGTTGTGCAATCATATTGATCTGATTTTGAAGCTGCATATAAGCTTCTTGCGGAGCTACTTTCATAGCTTCTTTTTGTAGATCAACTTCCATTTTAGCAAACTCGATACGTTCTTTTGATTCGATCTCGATTGATTTTGTCTCAATCATTTTTGTTTTCTCAGTTAACTGCTCAGTTAACTGATCAAGCATTTGAGACATTTGTTGGATTTGTGCTTGTGCTTCAGGAGGAATTTGTTTTTGATTTTTATCGTCAGCTAGTTGTGGCGGTAACATCTTTTTAAGACGTTCTGCAATTTCACTAGCTCCTGGCCAATCCATGTTTTTAACCATAAGATCACCAGCTACTTGTGCTACTTGCGGATAAGACTTAGTTAAATCAATCATTGAAGCTAAGGCTTCTTGTCGTTTTGTCGCAAAGCTTGGTCCTGCTTCGACAGCTACATCATACTTGCCAGCATTAAGATCAAAGAACTTAGTTTCACCGTCTTTTTGAAAGACTTGATTTAAAAAGACGATCTCTTGTTGATCATCATCACCGATAATTCTTGCAGCTCTTGCTCTATCGTAAATCTTAGGGATTAAACTAATAACGATTCGGCCTGCATGTCTTAGTGATGCGTGCAAGTTATCTACAAAGTGAAAGTTAGAAGTTTGAGATTGAGCTTGGCGTCCACGTATAGCAACGCCTGATACTTCTCTTGATTGCGCACCAAGTGCTGAGTCATAGATGCCCGTTGTAGCCTTCATATCATCAGCGGCTTGCATACGAGCGTTAGTGATCGCTTGAACTGCTGGCTCGAAAGTATTTCTTTGCGGAGCGCCGATGGCTTGGCCATTTATAGTAGTCGGTTTGTAAGTTAAATAAGGATAGTTTCTTCTGTTAGCATTAGCCCATTGTTCTTTGTAGTTATCAGGAATTTGACCTTCAGCGACCAAGTACGGAGCACGAGGCGCCAAAGCGATTGCTTCAGTCTCGCTTGAATTGTGAGTTGGTATCATAGACGTGCCAGCTAAAAATAAATGCGTAGGAGTATCAACAGCCACACACTTAACTGGCGTTGACTCTACTTGCTCCACGCTTAAAATGCCGTATCGTTTAGTGCGACGAGCGTGCCTAGGCTTGCCGTTCATTTGTCGTTCTAAGTGTCGAGATAATCGAAAAACTGGCAAATTATCAGGCGCAGTAAAAGAAAACTGCCAAGAAGTAGCTGTTTGATATTCTTTACCGTTTGGAAAAGTTTTTAGTTTTCCTTCACGTTGAACATATTTTGCCTTGATACCCATTGATCGCAGTAACTCTGCAAACGCATCTCGAATTTCTGGATTGGTATTTGTAAAAGAGCATTGCCCTGTTTGGCTTATTGTCCCGTCAGTATCCATTAAGCCTTGTATCAGTGCTAATCTTTGACTAGCTGATGCTCTCAAATATATTTCTGGCACATGTTTATTGCCTAACAGTTGTAGCTGTGAAAATACTTTGCGAATACCTTTGACTGTAAAAATTAGCAGTGCCATCTAAATGTATGTCGCCCAATTTATGGCCAGACTGTTCTAAACTTTTTCTAATAGCTCCAGCGTCACTTGGTCCAGCTGTGATTCTTGGCTCTGCTGCTGTACCATCCCCTAACCAAACACCTAAAAGGTAAGGATCTATTTCTAAAAATTGCTCAGGTAATTCGAGAGGTTTTGTAGAATATATGAAATGCTTGCCAGGTTTTAAGTCGCCAGTTGTTAGTGTTTTTGTGATCCACTCAAAATTTGCGGCTTTTCTTTTACCGCGTTCCTCAATTGTCCAACCATGCTCTTTGTCAGCAATAATGTGACTACCGTCATCAAACGTAATTTTAAAACACTCTCGCCCATCATATATCGGGCTTGTGCCTAAGACTTTACATGGTTTTCCAAACTCATCGAAAAGCGTATCCCCCACTTTAACATCACCCATCGTCGTCCAGCCAGTAGGCGTAGGCAATAGTGTATCAAGCCGTAGGGGAGCCCAATAATTATACATTCTTTGAGAATCTTTAGCGTGTCTGACTATGCCTTCGAAAATTCTTTTATCTTCGAGTTGAACCTCTTCGCCGTAGACAGGAATGATCGGAATATATTCACAAGGAAATTCTTTTTCTTCTAGAATCTCTATGCCGTTAATCACGCACCATTTAACTTTAGGCATTAAGCTTTTTCTTTTATTTAAGACTTTAATACCTAAAGACTTATCAAAATCTTCTTCTAAAACAATAGAGCCATCTTCAAGTTGTAGAATTGTTTTCTCTTCGTAATCTTTATAGAAGTATTCTGCGATTCTAACTTTATCTTCAGATATCCAGTCATTTTTTGATGAACCGATCGATTGCCAGTCATCCATCGATGCAAGCTCTGACTCTTTATATTGATCTAAGAAGTCTTCTTTAGTGATATCATCAAATATAAAACCCCATTCAGCGTCTGAACCGTCTGGCTCTATATGATTAGGATCTAAAACAACAGAGAAATGATTTTGAATTTTCTTGATTAAAATTTCTTGATCGAAAGAAGTAGCATCTATGTAATCAGTAATGATTCGAAAAAAGCCAAAGCCTTTTCTAACGGCTCCGTCAAAAGCATAATTGTAAGCTATACTTGCATTTGAATTGTATTCAATATGTCTAACAAGCCCTTGAAGAATTTTAGCTGTTTCAATGTCGCCCTTATCGTCTACTGGAAAAACTTTGATCGCTGGCTTGTTTTGTTTTTGATCGTTTGTAACTTGTCTGATGAATTGCGGGATTCGATTAATAACTAAACATGGTCTGTTATCTTGAGACCGTTCTTTTTTAGCCTCTTCGGGCCATTGGTTACCTGTAGAAAACTCTAAGTCTTCTAGAGCCACTTTTCTAAGTTCATTGGTTGAATCAATGGCTGATTCGAATCTTTTTCTTGCTAATTCTAATACTGATTTTTTTTCATCGCTCACAATTTTTATTTTGTGGCACGACTGAACTTTAACAAAACTTTAGAATAACTTTAGTTTTAGCTCATCCAACCTGAGCCGTAATCGCTGCTGTAATATTGTTTTTTAGGTTGATCTGATGGCTTAGTCTTAGCTCTATCAAAGCCTGAGCAAATTAAATATCTGATACAATCTTGTAGATGATCGTTCTGTTTAACGATTCGTCCTTTTTCATCACGACGATAAAGACGATATTCTGAAATTAAATTCTGACAGGACTTAAAATATTTAAGCCTACCCGTTGATAAGCGTTGCCATACTTTGTAGATGCCGGATTCTACCGAGTTATCTGCGCACTCAATATCTAGACCTAAGCTTTTATATGTTTCAATTAACTGATGCCCATCGTGTTGTGATCTTCCATTTGATGCGGGATCAATAACACCTGGAATCCATGAGCCACGAGCTTTAATGCTTTCAGCGTGAATACTTGGCTCTGCTTGGCCTCTGTAATGTTCGCTATATATATAGACTATATCGTTGTCTCTATCCCAAGCTCCCCACGCTACTGCTGTTCTATTCCAGCCGACATCCATTCCATAAACTTTCGGCCAATGCTCTGGGATTTCAAAATCTGTGATTAGAATATCTGATTCGGGAACTGGATAAATAGCGCCACTCCCGAGTTGTGGAATACCTTTAGACCTTGCGTCTCTTTGATGAGGTGGAAGCGCATCGAGCATTTTCTTTTTTTGCTCTTCAGATAAGTGCGGGACATCTGACCACCCGATCGTTACAACATATCTACTCATCTTTTTTTTCTTCTTTTTCTTTGTTATATAGAAAGCGCATGATGATCTCACTCATCCCTTGAAGTGGTGTGAAAGTACAAATCATAAGGCCATTAGTAGTCATTAACCGAGTAAGGCACTCGAAATAAATTGCTTCGTTAGGTTCTTCATCTAGTGAAATCCCATGCTTTGCAGTCCCTTGAAACTTTTCACGACCTTGATCGTATGACTTAAAAGATAGCGTGCTAATTCCGCCCGATTTATGTTTTACAAAAACAGTGTCCACAGCATCAGCTATGCCTCGGCGTTTAGTCGGATCACCATGTAGTAGATGCTTAGGTATCATTCCACTACCAAAATCACCGATTTGCCCTAGCATTTCATATTGTAGAATGTCTCTTGTAGTTTCAGAAGTATCACTTGCAGCCCACCAATCAACGGGATGATCAAACCTTCGACCTTCCCACCACGCTGGATATTCGCCTGTTAAGTGAAGCGTAGTTTCGAAACAAGACTTGATAGTCTTTCCGCACCGATTTGCAGAAATTGAAGCTCTTTCTTGATGTTCAGCGCCTGCTTTAAAAAATTCTAAATGTTTAACGTATAGCTCACGCCTTAGCGGTCCCGAATCAGGATAAAAAGTCTTAATCTTATTATATTTTCTTCGACTCTCTAAAATATCACTTATTTTTAAATATTCGAGCGTTTCTGACCTGTCCATTTTTACCTTTAAGTTCTTTTAGCTCATCATTTAGTTCTGTGATCTCATCTCTCATCGAAATAATTAACTTTAAAGCGTTCCAACAGTTCTCAGAAGCATACTTATTCTGTGGTGCGATAGTTTTAGAATATACTTCTAAGAATTTAAGAGTTTCTGCGACGTCCATCTAACTCCTTAAGCCTTTGTTCAAGCTGTTCGTCGGTCATATTGTCGTAATTCATGTTCGTGTTAACCGATTCAGTCTTAACCTTGTCATGATAGTCTAAATGCTTTTGAGCTAATGCTTTCAAAGCCCACGGCTCACGTTTGTTGACTGCTTCGTCAAATAATACGTTTGCAATTTTGCTTTTTGATTGCGAGCGCCATAGTTCCATTTTTGCCGCAAATCTACGCTCTAGAGTGTCTTTAGAACAACCTAAGCAATTAGCGATAGTCTCAACAGATAAGTGAAGCTTAGTTAATTGCTCAAGCATCTTCTCATCGATTGGTAAAGGCTTTCGACCTTTTTTACTCATTAACAACCGCCAATATTTCGATATCGTTAATCATCAGCACACTTTCGCCGTTGATAGTTAACGGATAGCCTTCTTCTGGATCAAATAGAACTAGATCACCAACCTTACAGCTCATAGGGAGCTTTAAACCTGTTTCTGGATTAGTGCGGCCCTTGCCTGAAGCTAATACTCTTGCAAGTTGTGGTTTTGACTTTGCCTGATCTGGGATGAATAAGCCGCCTGATGTTTTCTCTTCAATAGGCTCTGGCTTGATAAGTAATCGATCCCAAATAGGTTTGATGTTGTTGAAGTTAGTCATGATTAATCCTTTGTTTAGCGATTTCAAAATAGTTGTCATCTTTTTCAATGCCGACGAAATTACGATTAAGGTTTTTTGCTGCCACGCCCGTAGAGCCTGATCCCATGGTGAAGTCTAGAACTGTATCTTCCTCTAAAGTGTATGTTTTAATCAAGTATTCAAGTAGCGCTACTGGCTTTTGAGTTGGATGAACTCTTTCGCTATGATTGCCAGGAAGATCATTGAATTTAATTATATCAACAGGAAATCTTTTCTTAGAATTTATTTCTGTTTTTTTTATTGTCCTCATCTTACCATAAGTTGAGTCTAACCCGTTGCCCCCACCAGAATAAACTGTGTTCATCGGCTTAGAATCCCACATTTGAGGTAAATATTTAGGCGTTTTTGAACAAAAAACTGAAATTATTTCGTAAAGTTTCAATGGGTATTTTTTAGAATTCAAATGACCTTTGGGGTTTGATTTATGCCAAATCCAGTCATGTTTATAATCGTTTAAATTACTCAATCTAAGATGTGAGCTAAATGGTTCGCTACCAAACAAGCAAATTGCCGCAGGTTTTTTGACGATTCTTTTTAACTCTAACCACATTGGCTCAAAAGGAACAACAGAATCCCATTTGCAAGCGGTAGTTCCATATGGCGGATCTGTTAAAATCAAGTCAATCGATTGATCGGGAATCGTTTTCATTAGCTCGAGGCAATCGCCTTTCAAAAGACTGACCACTAAATCAATTCTCCGCAATGAGGGCATTCTTTGCCGCTTGATGATTCGGACTCTGAATCTGATTCGTCCTGTTTTGTTTCTTTTTCGCTCACGTCTAAAGTGAATCCGTGAATTCCTAACATATCGATGTTGTAATCTGGGCCTAGATCAACAATGTCAGCATTAATTCCAGCCATGTCTAGATCGGACCAAAAAGCGATTGCGTTGTCTGCTGTCAGGTCTGAAATCTCATGAGCATCATCAAGGTAGTCTTGATAAACCACTGGGACTTCTTTTAACCCTAACAAAATAGAACTCATTTTTCTGCAATGCCCAGAAGTTATGTACCCAGATCTTTTTGAAACAACGATTGCTTTTCTCCACCCCTGATATTTGAGGATGTCAGCCAACCTTTGCACTTGGTCTTGCCCGTGGCGGTTACGGTTCTTAGGATGATTCTTTAGTTTTTTAGGATCAACTAACTTGTCATATTTGCAGTAAATTTGAATGTTCATGCTTATGATTAAAAATCAGTGCTGCACATTAGCAAAACTTTAGATCATAATTAGTTTTACAGAATAGATTTATTAATTATGATAAAGGTAATGAATGACAAAAAAATAGATTTGGATCTTTTATTTAGCGATGTTGAAAATCTTGTCGAAAAAGCAGAGCAAAAACAATCTAACGCTGGGATCACTATTTGGCTGCCGCTTGAATACAAACAGAAGTACAGTCATTTGCAGGCTATAACTGACAGAAAATTTGCGCTTAAGATGAAAGAACTTTTTATGAAAGCTTTAGATAAAGTAAACCTTTAGCCTAAGATTAAATTGAAATTAACTTGTTGATTGTCACCGACTGCAATCCCTTGCTCTTCTTTAAGTGACTCTCGAGGCTTGATACTTTGAACAATACTAGCCTTGTAAAATACGATCCTATTTCGATCTCTGTAAAAGATTAAATATCCCGATGAAATACCTTGTTGTTCTATGTTTAAAAGCTCTCTGATTTGATTCTGATTAATTTCTGAAAAAGAAAAGTTACCTGATTCAATAGTTTTAGTATCAAAACAGGCAACCTTTCCGCTCTTTACTATAAAGAAATCAAACGGCGATTTAATAAGTAGAGGGATAAGCTTGCCGAATCTGTTTTTGACAACCTTACACCCCTCTGGGATCTTGATAATTGCTATTCTCTGACCTTTAGCAAAGAACAAAATCAAGTTTTCAAAATACTCGCCAATCTTTTTAGCTTTGTATCCTTTTTTCACTACTTTTCAGTCCACCATACACGAATCGTATAAGTGCCGCTAAAGTTTTTAGTCTCTATCGCTTCGATCTTAATCTTAGATAGGTCAATCATAGTATTCATGTAGCTGCATGCTTTTTCTAAAGTCTGACCTCTGTAATCTGTATAATGAATCATATTTACCTCTCGTTACTTTCTAAAGATTCGTGCATTGTTTCTCTTTCTTTCAGAAGCCAATGAACCAATTGTCTAGAAACACCATATTCGTCTGCTATTTGTTGTTGTGCATATCCCATATCAAAAAGTAAAAATA